GTGTATTCCATGCCAAATTTCTTCATCACTTTGACCAAAGTCTCCATGTTGAACCACTTCAGCACTTTTGGGCTGATGGAAAGCACATTGTCGTCTCCGTATGCCACCAACCTCACATTTTCGTTGAATGACTTCATGGAACACTCCTCTGGGCAATGGATCGCCGCAAGCATCAAATAGGCGCATCGGAAAACCAAGTTTACGAAAAGGGAGTTGACTTCAGCCGTTGCGACAAACCCGGAAGGAAGACTATGGGTACACTGGTACACAGTTCCTCTGCAGACCCGTATGGCATACACCACTTGGTACCACAGATTGTATCTTATCGTGTGAAATTCGTCATCATACATGGAGTCTAATATCCAGAAGATTTTCCACATGAACTGGTCCATCAATGTCCCATCAAAATTTTTGAAATCACCATCGATCAAACGTTGTGAATTGGCGAGAAGCCATCTGGCGAGGTGATCCCACTCCCTGTCCCACACGTTTATACCCACGGCAACACCGTTGAAAATCCTGTTGTGGCGGATAAATGCGAGTGCGGCCATGAAATACATCCGGAAAAGGATGTTAAAGTGCATCGGACCGTTGGAAATGACTCTAGTGTTTCCTGCTTTAGCTTTCTCATTAGGCCTTCTCTCGTCCTTGAGGGTGTCAACCCAGATGACGTCTATGGGCTTGCTTTCAGCGGCATCCTTTTCCATTTTCATCGTGTCGGCCTTAAGTTGCAAGGCCTCTTCAGTGGTGAACTCCCAGTCGTCCCTGCCCATCCAGTTGGTCTTTCCTTTCTGGCTCCGGTTCTTCTTTTGGGTCATGTAGGGGTATCCGGGGGATGTCGTTCTGTTTATCGGTTGAAAGAGGTCGTCTCCTGGGATCCCTTTTATGGCGTCCTCGTATTCAATTTTACGCACCGTGGGGGCACCCTCTTTGAATGTTGTCCTACACGTGTTAAGGACGTCCCTGGCTGCGGCGTCCAAGATGTGCGTCTCGACGTATCCGCATGTTCTGCCAGCTTTCTTCGCCCCTTCGACTAGGGGGTCCCAAAGGACTTGCTCCCCGTCTTTAGTCACGGTCGTTGGTTTGAGCATAGCCGGCATTGTCGTGGGTTCCGAAAGCATCCCGTGCATTCTGGACGGGACTATCGTGGTGCGAGATGATTGTGGAAGGTATTCAGGCAATCTACCGAGATGGATAACACCAGTATCCAACGGAGTGCCTTCACCGTCAATGATGTTGTTCATCCCGCGGGCACACTGTGCAATGGCTGGAAACATGGCAACTGCCTCCAACAACTCTTCTTTTAGCACAATCTGGGCGAAATTGAAACCAGCCTTGGATCCACTAACATGGATACCCAACACTCTTCCTATAAGGGAATCGCTGTTGGCACTGAGGATCTTTCCGCAATCTCCCGCCTTCGTCGGTAATGTGTATGCTGCGACTGAACACGCCGTAACCGGTATGTTGCCCGTCGACATCTCTAAATCGTAGCTGTGGACCTTGTCCATGAGCAAATCTGCGGGTCCCGATATTGATGTGCTAACCACAGCACCGTTCTTCTCGTAGTCCATGCCGGACAGGGTGACGTACACTTTCCTTTCGTACAATTTACCTATTTCGTCCTTTGAGACAAAGTGTGAAATGATACTCTTCCCACGTATGAAATTGGGAATGCTGAAAAGCACGGCGTCATTTGCCACTTCTCCACCATCCAAACCTACGACAACTCCGAAAAATTCGTTGTATGGCTTGACAACTTCGACTTTGGTGCTGTCGCAATGCATCATCCTCATCTCAACTGGGGGTTTGTGCTGGAAGTATGTGTAAAAGTGCCCTGGCATCAAGAAAATTTGACCAACAATGTTTGTGATTGTGCCAAATGTGTGTGTTGTCCCATCGGCATAAACTCCAAGTAACAGGTATTGTTGTCTCCTGATTTTAGATATCACATCTAATTGGCCCAAGCTCTGACCCATCTCGGCTTTTAGAACACGCGGTTTGGCTTTTGCAACGTTCTTGGCATGTGCTCGCAATCTAGGTTGCAGATTTCTTGTGTCGCTCTCCGCGACTGCCTGTTCCTTTTCGGCGGCTGGCTCTTTTGTTAGGGATCTCTTTATGTAGGTTGATATGAACCCCAGCAACATGCCAGCGCCCACAATCATGGTGATTTTCCCCACATCAGACTTCACAAACGCATCGATCTTGTCGACTACTGACTTGCAAAACCCTTTCATGTATGTCACGAACTCGGTGATTCGTGTTGGCAGTTGTTTGATTTTGGCAATGCAAACATCGTTGCAAAAACGCATCTTTCTCACTACTCTCTTTCCGAACGTTGTCTCGTGTTGGAAAAATGCTATAGTCAGCAGGTGGAACATGTCGTCAGGAATCATAGCTGGCTCGAAGGACAAGAGAGGGGCTTTGTATGGGTCACCCACAAACTCGTACCTCTCTTCCGCGCTGTATGTGCGATACATTAAAGTCGCCATTCCCTCTGGGTCTCTGACGTCTTTGTAGTCTCTCATCCAGTCCAAGAACTGCCCAACTGTTTGCTGGGTTTCGCCCTCGGGAAGGAGCATTTCGGCGATGTCAGCTGTGGCCGTGTCTCTACCTATCTGAGCGACTTGCTTCTTTTCAACGATGTAATTGTCCAAGAACGTATCAAGGGCAACTCCTCCACCAGCTCGTGCGTCTAAGTCCTTCTTGAGTATGTCGATGAATTCATCCCAGCCGTAGGCTTGACCATTCGCCATCTCCCTGGGATTTCTCCTGCGGGCATCAAACCGGATGAAGTTGTAAATGTATGGGTTTATCTCCCACAAGTCACCATTCTCAAGTCTAGGTGAATCACGCCTGACAGCCTCCATGTTTAAGGTCTTGTACTGTCGGCCATTTCTGTCCTGCTTAAATATGGCGTACTCATCTTTGAGCACAACGTTCCACGACTGGGCATTTAGTCTGTTCCACACCGCATCAGGGTATGTTAACGACTCTATATTCATGTTGGCTGCATTAGTGCTCATCATCAAGACACCGGATGTAAACATTGTTGAGCTCTTGGCAGATATGTCAGCCATATGGAGCGGGTACGGAAATGGGCCCACGGACCTAATGATCTCAAAGAACTCCAAATTGGGGGCCGACACGGTGTCTTTCATTTGACCGAAATCGTCCATGATGACGACAAACTGGTTTGCGTAACCATCCCAGTACTCCTGCTCTACGCAGCGTTGGTATATCTGATCTTTGCAATCTTCCAAGCCTGCATTGAGGCAGAGTTCGGTAGCAATAAGCGACTGCAATCGTGATTTTCCTATCTGGGACTCACCCACTAACCATATGGGGAGGGGCACGTTCCTGATGGCTTTGAACTCGGGATACTTACCCTCAACGTGGGACTTTATCTTTGCGGCTTGCACCATCATCCTTTGCATAGCGGCTTTGTATTCAGGAGTCAATGCCGAGTTGTACTTTAGCATTAAACTGTGTCCCTCCATGTACAAGCGGGCTATTTGCATCCGTTTGGTTTTAACCTTACATGCTGTATCCAAATTGCTTGGGACCGTGTATGCCTCGACTTGAACCATCCATGCTGTGATCTCTGGGATGGCGTCGTTAATAATGTCTGGGTCACAACCCAGAACGGTCACTTGGAAGTATGACCAAGCTTTGACCATTATGTCGGTGAAAAACTTAAAAATCTCTCCCAAAGATGAGCACGTTCTGGGGAACATGGACACTTTGCGCATCCACGCTTCCGGGGTGTTGTCTTTTCCTGGTATCTTGTTCAAGAGGTACACAACGCATGACGAAAAGAAAAAAGCCACCGATTGGGGCAATATCCTCGATAGCGTCTCCAAGAGCTGTGGTTCAGTCTCGGGTACTTCTCCTATTTGGGCTTTTGAGCCTCGTGTCCAATTATCTAAGTGAGTCAGCAAGACACCAACGCCTTGCACTCCCGCCAAGACAATTCCGGCTATAAGGGAAATGGATCGATATGCAATCATTCCCATTTGATATAGTGCGTATAAGCCGACAAGGGTCATCAAAGTCCTGAGAACGCTGCGCACAGATATGGGGGCAGCACCACAATTCATATCCAATATCTCATTGATTTTAGTGGTGAGGGTCGCAGATATCTGTTCTGCGTCGGGTATGGAATCGAGTTTCGCGTTCAAATTGTTGACCAAGCGAGCAGTATTGTTCGACGAAAACATGTCGAATAGACCCATTTGGGCAGTGCATCCTTCCACATGATCTCTCAAATCAATGAACGCTGTTATGATCTCTCTAAGGCTAATCATCGTGACGGCTCCCGATAAGAATCCCCATTGGTAGCCTGTAGCAAATTTCTTTACCATGCATTGGCAGGGGTTCTTGTTGCAAACTGAACAAGGGTGTTGGGGATCCCTCTCCTCAATATCGCATGCTACAATGTCATTCTCTATTTGCGAAATGGGGGTGCCTCCAATCTGAGCATAGAATTCATCTGCATCTCGATGGTGCGAGTACTTGATGTGATCCTTTGCGGATTCACGCAACATCCTACATTGGGCTTTGTGTTCAGCCTTCAATCTCTTTCTTTCAGCTTTGCTAAGTGGCACAGGCAAGCTAGAGCGATTGTGACGCTTGTCTGTGGCAATAGGGCCGGGGTTAGGTTCTATTCCTTCTTCGGTAAGATCCTTTTGGAATTCGGGTTCTGTAGGGGGTTGGGGTGACGGAAGTTTGAAATCAAAAAAATCATCGTCACTGTCGTCGTCGCTCAAGATATCTAATCTGAGCCAGCCCTTTTCGTGGGCCTCGTTCCATATAGAAACTGTTACTGTCATGTACTCAATCAATCTGTCCAACAGATCTTCATGGACATCCTGGTTGTCATTTAAAACCACCATCACGTCTCTACATTGATGTTGCAAGGAGTAGAATCCGTTCGTCAAATCACTTGTGTATTCATCGTCGGGGTATGCGAGGTCTAATTGGTGTTTAATCTCTATTTCTGTCAAAAGTGCATACGCTTCTTTGAACCTCGTGATCCTAAGAAAATTAACGGGTTCAATTCCTGGATGTGGTACCATGTCGATTGAGACTTCATTAAGGGAAATTGGGTTGCGAAGGATAGAAACAAGGCTAGCGAAATCGTTATTAATATTATTTGTAGCCATGATTGTATTTATCGTTTTTCCAAAGGGAGGGTAAGTACAGGACCCAGCGCAGGGGACATTGTAGAAGGGTTTCCACATGGTAGTCCGATCATGTTGTGCTATTCCTCACGTCGTTATGAGAGGTGAGCGACACACAATTTGGGTTTCGACTTACTCGTCCCCACATCGTCCCGCCAATAAGCAGTTTCCACACAACCAAAGGCGTTCGTCACCGAACGGCGTTACCGTCTATCCCAAGATTGCTGAAGGTGGGCTTACAGACTAGCAGTAAGACAGGTACTAAAGTAAAATACTAACCAAAAAGGAAAAGGCAAGGTACAGAAGGTAAGATAGTATTAAATTTTGTATTTTGTTTTTTAAAATTTTGGATTAATATATAAAAAGTAAAAGAAAAGGGGGACACTGCAACGAACAATGGGGTTTAGCCACAATCCGCGGTGTGTTGGTAATAAGATTAGACAATAGCGATGAGGTCATCAACGCCACGGGCTAAAATCTTCGTAGGAAAAACGCTGGGGTTTGACACCCAGGCGCCTCGCAAACGGTTCGTCCGTATCGTGGATAAAACGTTAAAATAAGAC